GAGAATGGTATTTGGCGCTACAATGTTAGCGTTCAATCATTCATTTGAAGAGACTGGATTTGCTTTGGATTTGAATCAGTATTCTCACGATATGCAACGTATTGTGGATTATTTGAAGATCCCTCGGTTGTTTGATGGTGATTTTGGCGAATTTGATAAGAGATACCAGAAGGCTTTTGCCGAGATGGCTTATCGCATTTTCGTTAGAGTCCACTCAGCGCACATCCCGAATGTGGGTGGTGCAGGAGACTATTTGGTACAACATGAATTATATTCACCTGTACTCATTGGAAACATATTAATGTGGTTGAAGATGAGTAACAAAAGTGGATGTTTGTTGACTATGATTGTCAATTGCATTATGGTTAATTGTTATATGAGGTATAGCTTTGCTCAGACCAATCCAGGAAGAACTTTTGATTCTTCTGTAAGAATGGTTTGTGGTGGAGATGACCATGTTATTTCGGTCAACCATGATGTTGAGTGGACGCCTGATATGATTGAGGAATCGATGAGAGCAATTGGACAGAAATATACTACGGCTGACAAGAAGAAACCCACTAGCGAATTTAAGACTCGCTTTGAGGAGATTATATTCTTGGGAGCTCAGCCAAGGTTGATATTTGGATCATATACTGGAGCCATGTTAAAGACTACAATCTTTGACATGATAAGTTGGTATCGCAAGCATCAGGATGTGTTGTCGCAGAATGTGCGAAACGCAGCAGAAATGATGGCGATATATGGAAAAGATCAGTATGTTGATTTCTATACTTTGGTAGTTACCGTTTCGAGGTCCAATAGTTTGAAGATCCCGTACGAGCCGAATTGGTATGAGACAGCGATGACCGTTTGTCAGCGAACGACATCTAATAATGTTGGGTTCGTGAGTAACGGAATTGTACATCGTTCGAAGGATATTGGACATACCATGATAGCTGAGAGTTTGTTGCGGAGACAGCTGGAGAAGAAGAAACGAGAGACAGGATTTGGAGTGCTTGAGCGTTTGCGAGAGCAATATCCGTGTCGACACGCTTTTCAGGCTGAAGGAGTGAAACCCAATATAACTGAGGCGCCACAAAAGGTGATTGAAAAACCGAAAGATGAGCCGCACTATTATCCAAATGGTACGAATAACTCACCTTTTATTGATACACCTGTAGTGGCACGTCCAGCGAAGAGTATGGATATGGCTAAACCAAGTGGACCTCCTACTTTTGGGACTAATCTTGGTTTTACCGCTGAAGGACCAGTGCGAGGTTTGACGACTATCAAGACTTCTACTTTGAAAGAAGCGGATGCCTTGGACAAACCGAATGAGATTCCATTGAGTGCGAAAGCTATCAATGAAGAGAGTATGGACCTGGAATATGGATTGCAAAGTTTGATTCCACGTGCTCACTTTGAATGGGAC